GAATAATCTTGAGTGTGTTGAATTGGTTTTGCCATTACCCCGTCACCTCCGCATCCGGAAACAAAACCTTAACCGCCTCGACCACAGGATCGCCACAGACCTCCGGATAGCCAATAATCTCACGGCTCTTATAGCCACCGGTTCCGTTTTTCACGTCCCTATCGCCAATGCGCCATGTCACGCTGTGGCCGTCATCGCTTGGCGTCATAACCCAAGGCACAAGGTCAGGATGCAACACATGGTCGTCACAGCCCTCATGCTGATACTCCTCCGGTATGCCATCCGCCTCGTGGCGCTCACAGGTCCATGTGTTATCTTCCTTCGCGGTGGCGTGCGCACAGGTGCGGCAGTTGACCCGCTTGGTTAATTTGGTCTTGTGGCAAAAGGCATGGGCTGGGCAGAACTTGCACTGATACCAACTTGGGTCGCCGCTGACAGGCTCAGGCATACGATCCGCCATAGCAATGCGCTGGCCACGCTCAATGGCCTTTAGGGCGACATCCTTATCGTACTTGACCCGTTCGGTGTAAATGCGGTCATCATCCTTGCAAATGGCGAAGTACAACGCACGCTGTATCTCTGTGCCGTGCATATAAACTTGCATCTGGATATAGTGCATGGGCTTCGACTTCTCGACACCGTTCTTCACCACATCATCAAACGACTTCTTAGAGTGCGTCTTAAACTCTGCCACATGGCGCTTCTTTGGCGACTCTGGCACACCCTTCTCAATGACAGCATCCAAGCTGCCGGAGACGTGCGATCCAAAGCTGACCGACCTCTGCGCTCCTCGAACGTCCACCCCAATAGAGCGGAGGTCGCGGATAATCATATCTTCTTCGCGGTGACCACGGCGGAACAGGCGCAATATGCGGCCATCAAAATCCTCGACCACAGCCCAACGGAAATTAAGCCAGAGCCACCTATCGCAGTGGTGGCCAAGAAGGCTGACGCCCATATGCCCGCGTGGTTTGCCTTGTCTTGACGCATGGTATTGATCTATTTGATTTGCGATGTTATTAATCGGTTCGGGCATTGCGCTCATTATTGCACTCCTTTCCAAAACTTCCCCCGCCCTAGTGATAGAGCGGGGGTTTTTGTTTACTTAGCCCAAGGTGGCTTGACGCCTTCTGGGGCTGCGGCTGGAGCGGGAGCCGGAGCAAATGCAGGAGAGGTCATAGGCGCAGCGCCCGCAACAGACTTAAAGCCACCAATCTCATTGCGCGAATCGCTGTAACCAGCAGCCTTGTCGGCTTCAGTGGCGTGTTTGATCTTGACGCGGATACCCAGAACGTTTCCAATCAATTGGTCGCTGTCTTGAATGGTACCAAGACCAATGGCGCGGAGAACTTCGCCAAGTTGCTGGCGACCAATCTCTTCAGCCTTTACCGACTGGTTCCGAATGTTGATTGTGCCAAAGATAACGCGGCCTTCGTGCGTTGGACCAGTGATGTCGTAGCGCATATCCAGCTTCTGACCCGTTCCGCTCTTGGTTGGGTTGATGTCAGCCTTGGTGATAGTGGCAGTGTACCAGCCCTCTGGAACCAAGTCATATGAACGATCCGAAACTGGAAGCGAATCTACCGAAAATGTTTCACCTAAAAATGCCATGTAATTATTCCTTTGTACTGATTGTGAATGATGGACGCCCCGGAGTTGCCGTGATGGCATCCAGTAGCGGTGTTGTAATTGACGGGTCAGTGGACTTCCAAACCGACACGTTTATCTCCGGCTTCCACCGGAAAAGGCACTCTAAATGCGCAAGCAGGCCATGCTCTCGCGCAATCTCTTGCAACAAATCGCCATTAACTCTGCGATTGATGCGGCCCTCGACCTTAATCTTGTAACCGTCGGCTTCAAAATTTGCGGCCTTATCCAAGGTCGGTGGCACGTTAAACTGAGCCACTAACTGATCTTCTATCTCACGGCGCTCTGCCGTTGCTTCAGCCTCTCTTGCTTTGGCATCCAGCCATTGCTGGTAGATGTTTAGCACGCTCCACCCCCAATCTTGGCAATGATCGCACCAAGGTCAGGCGCTTCCCATGTTGCCAACTTGCCTGAGCGGTCCTTAGCCAACCACAGACCATCACTGTCGCACATAATGGCGCGTTGGGCGTTACCGTCCGCGTCACGCTCGACCCGAAGGGCCAGCACTTCGTCAAAGAAGTAGGGCAGACCCTGCGTCAAAGACTTGCCGGGCATAGATGGGTTGTACAGCAACTTACCCATTTCGTCGGTGGACTTCTCCAGCTTGGCGCTCATGTAGACGTGCTTGCCGGGAAGGTCGCGGAACGAACGGATCAGTTCTTGCATGGTGGTGTTGAGTTCACCATAAGCAGCGCGGCCATCTTTGTTGGTGCGCAGTTCATGCTGAAGGACAACCTCGGCCACTTCGCTGATGCTATCGAGAGCCACGCTTTCAAAGCCAGCGGCTTCTTCGCTGTCCTTGGCCCAAGCATATGCCTCGCGTAAATCTTCCATGTTCTTAATTTCAAGATAAGGAAGGTCTGCGTCTTGGATTGACAACAAACCACCCTCGGCAGATAATACAACAGGATTGGGCAGTGTGCGAATAAGAGATGTCTTACCAGCACCAGCCTGACCGTACACAAGCAACTTTACGCCACCGGCAGTGAGGCCACCTGTTTTCTTTAAGTTAATAGCCATCAAAGGCTCCTTTCGTTTCAGCACAATTCGGACAATCCAGTTAGTGCGTAGAAATGCCTTTACAGGGGTGTTGGTGATATGTAAAGGGGAAAAATCACATTAAAAAGGAGCAATGAAATGAAAGAAATCGAATGGATTAGAGTGGCGCTGCTAGATCGCAGGCCAAATATAGTGGCGAAGCGCACGGGCCTTCATGTCAACACCATCATGCGCATTCGTGATGGTAAGGAGACCAACCCCAAGATTCGGACGCTTAGTGTGTTGGCTGCTTATTTGATTGGGGAAGGGGAATGAGAGTGCTAGTAGCTTGTGAATATAGCGCCACTGTCCGGGATGCTTTCCGCGCATTAGGTCATGATGCTTGGTCGTGTGACTTATTGCCGACAGATGGTGATCCCTATTGGCATATCCAAGGCGATGCTCTTTCTATTGCATACGGCCATCACTGGGACTTGATGATAGCCCATCCACCCTGCACCTATATGACTAACTCCGGTGTGACATGGTTGCACAAAGACCCAACTCGCTGGGAGAAATTGGATGAAGGCGCGGCTTTCTTTAAGGCTCTTTGGGATGCACCAATCGAACGCATAGCCATAGAGAATCCTGTAATGCACAAATATGCCAAGGAACGCATTGGCGGGATGCGGCAAACGCAGACCATCCAACCGTATCAGTTTGGGCATATGGAGCAAAAAGCTACATGTCTGTGGCTTAAGGGATTGATGCCACTTCGACCAACCACCGACCTAAAGGCGGAAACAAAAGCACTGCCAGACAATGAGCGTCAGCGCCTGCACTATTTGCCACCATCTGCTGACAGGTGGAAGCAACGTAGCACAACATTCAAAGGCATTGCCGCAGCTATGGCGGACCAATGGGGTGGAACATGCTAACCCCCCGCCAAAAGAACCTCGCCGACATCAAAGAGATCGCCGAAGACCACCGCCTAACCCTTGAGGACATCCTTGGAACAAGTCGGCATAAGTATTTAGTGATGGTGCGCCGCAAATGCGTGGTTATGTTGCGTGAAAAAGGTTATTCTACCACAGAGATAGGTCGCATTATGCAGCGCGATCATAGTACAATTGTCCACGCATTGCAGCGGCACAAACAGGAGTCCTTAAATGGCTGATTTAACTAATATATTGGGTGGCCCTTGGTCACCACCAACTGAGATTAAGCCAGACCCACCGGAAGTACAGCTTCGGGATGCCATTGCCGCTGTGGGCATGACACCGCCTGAGAAGATACAGCTTGATGGTAAGCTGCACCGCTTTCGCAGCGGAACTAAAGGCGCACCGGGGAAGGGCGACAAACCCGGCTGGTATATATGCTTTGGCGATGGCGTCCCAGCCGGACGCTTTGGCTGCTGGCGCTCAGGCGTCGAATGCACTTGGCGTGCCGACATTGGACGCACCCTTTCCGACGCAGAGCAAATCATCCACGCCCGTCGCTTGGCCGAAGCAATAAAGTTACGAGATGACGAACTAAAACGTCAACGTGAGGTCTCGTCCACCACGGTCGAAACCATCTGGAGCAAAGGCGCAGAGGCTGATGCGGCGCATCCGTATCTCGTTCGCAAAGGTATCCAGACCCACGGGGCAAGGGTGACTGGCGACGGACGGCTCATGGTCCCGCTGTACACGCCGGAGGGTGAGTTGGCCTCAATCCAGTACATCGATGCTGACGGTGGTAAACTCTACCATGCCGGAGGCCAGACAGGCGGATGCTCATGGATGGTCGGCACAATGGACGAACCCGGCGTTCTGTATGTAGCTGAGGGCTAC